GTGGACCCGATAAACAGAGGATGAATTTCGACCACTGCCACACGACCGGCCGCTTTCGTGGCTGGCTCTGTCGCAACTGCAACGTCACGCTCGGGCTTGTTGGAGATGATCCCAATAAGCTCCGAGCGCTGGCTGACTATCTCGAGAAGCATTTATTGGTTTAATCCGACAATAGCCCCATGAGCTAACGGGGCCATTACTCGTAATGTCCCCTCGAATATGCACATTCCTTGAGTATTGTCACCGGTCACTGCCAAATTCTGGGATACCATGTCGCGATTTGGCAACGGTGCGAGTTCGACGTATTCCGGCGTGTTGATCAGGATCTGGTGCGCCGGGCAGAACCGATCGGGGGCCAACTGCAGGGTGCCGAAGTTGGTGCGGTAGACGTCGACCGCGCCTTGGATGGTCATCTCACCTTCGGGCGATGCCTGCACGATGTTCTGCGCCACGATCGGGTTCGCGGTGCCGCCCTGCGCCAACGTAGCGAAGTAGTTCTTGATGTTGCCCGACATCACGGCGAGCGTGGGCTTGCCGCCGGCCTGCCAGATCGCCTGCACCACGGTGTTCACGTTGCCCAGGGTGAGGTCGTAGGCGGTGCCGGGAATGGCGGCCGCAGAGCCATCGCCGACCGGCGCGGTGCCGCCGGCGCCGACCACGCAGTTGTTGCACCAGGTCACCATCCCGGCCATGTGGCGCGGATCGGTGGTGGCCTTGATGACGTTGCCGGTGGCGACAAGCTCGAGATCGCGCTTGAGCTCGAGGCCGCGCAGCACGAGTTGCCGGTTGAACTCGTCCTCGCCGCCGGGGATATCGACGTTGCGCAGTGTGCCGGACACCGCGACAGTGCGGGCGAATATCTGGCAGACGTTGGAGAGACGCGCGGGCTTGACGGCCGGCGAGATGACGGCGGTAAAGCCTTCCGGCTGTGGCACGTCTTGGGCGGTATTGAGGGTCTGCAGCAGCCACTCGGTGAGGATCTGCTTGGCGCCGACGCGCTGGAGGGAGGAGACGAACGGCGTCTCCTCGGGGTCGATGCGCCAGATGATGTTGGCGAGGTCTTCGCGGACGGTGCCGGCGGCGCCTGGCTGCGTATAAGTATTCGAAGGAGCAGCTCCCATCGTGGGAGGTGAGGCCATGATAGTTCTCCATTGCAGAAACAGAGGCAGACCCTTGCGGGCCAATGTTTCGCAACTGGAGCGACTATCAGCATCTCGGCCTTGGCGGGTTGGTCTGGTGTTGACTCCCGCTAGGTGCGCAACCCGATGTCATCGCGTGTTGCCGGCACGTCCCTACTGCCGCTTGGTCGGCGACTGCATGTCGCAGTAGACGATGGCTATGTAGCGCGGTGCGGCCAGTCGTGCAATATCAGCGGACTGACGCCGGGTGCCTGCCCGACGCCAGCCCTAACCTCCAGAGCGAAGGAACCGCCCTGATGGCTACAAGACGTATTCGCACAACTCAGCGCATCCTGTCCCGTGAACCGCTGACCCTATTCCCCGAAACGCTACGCATCTGCACTAGATGCCGAGGGCAATTTCCAAGAACCGATTTTTATGCAGACAAGTCGGTCAAGGATGGATTGGCCCCAGACTGTCGCTACTGCGCAAGCAAAGACGCAACCCGGCACATGATCAAGCGGGTCTACGGTCTGACCCCTGACCAATTCGACGCCATGCTTAGCCGTCAGCAGAACCGCTGCGCCTGCTGTGACCGCGAGCTAGAAATTGGCCAGAAGCGACACATCGACCATTGCCACGACACAGGACGCATCCGTGGCATCCTTTGCCGCCGCTGCAATGTCGGCATTGCTATGGCTGAACATAGCATTGAGCGGCTGCGCCAAATGATCGCCTATCTGGAGCAGTTTACCAATTAGTATGCCCGTTGCCGCTGCGGCGGGCGGCGACCTGCTGGGCGGTCAGCAGGGCGGCGCCGTTCTGCCAACTCGGCTTGGCGGCGAACGCCTCGGCGGCCGCGGACACCTGCTCGGCGGGCCGCGGCGGCGGTGCCGAGCCGCGCGGCGGGGCGGCGCGAACCACGGGCGAGGGCGCGGCGGTGCGCGGCATCGATTTCATCTGCATGTCGTAGGCCATGGCCTTCATCAGGGTCTCGAGATACTTCGGGTTGGTGAGGCCATCGAGTTCGGCTTCGCTGTATCCCATGTCCTGAGTGGCCCAGCGACGGATGTGCTGCTGCACCTCGCCGCGCTGCTGCGGATCGGACCAGAACGAATACTTCTCGGCGAGGTAGCGGTTGCCTTCCTCGAGCGCCTTGGCAACGGCAGCGTCGCGCGCCTGGTTCTGCATCCTCTGCATCTGCTCGTAGCGCTGATTGTGCGCCCAGGACTCGTAGAAGGCATTCATCTGTTCGGCGTAGGCTTGCGGGTTGGTCTGCTTCAGCATCGGGTCCGGCGGCTGGGTCTGCTGGAACTGCTGCTGCATCCGCTGGATTTCCGGCTGGATGGTCGGCAGGAACTGCGCGAGCAGGGCGTGGGCCTCCTGTAACTCGCGCTGCTGTTGCGCCAGCTGCTGGGTCTTGAAGGTGTAGTCCTTCGCTAGGTTGAGTTCGCGGCGCAGTTCGGCCTCGGAGAGACGGCGGCCCTCGAACTCGAAGGCCGGCGCGACCGGTGTGCCCGTCTCGGCCTCTGGAGCGCTCTCAGAGGGCGCCTCGCCCGGTTTGAGCCCCAGTGCCCGCTCCATGGCCTCGACGCCGCTGGCGCGCTTGGGAGGGGCTTCTGCGGGCGTCCCACGCTCGGCTTCCTCAGCAGCGGGCGGTTCGCGTCCAGCCGGCGCTGCGCCATCGCCCATTGGGGCCTGCGCCTGCGGTGCCGGGCGTGCGCTGCGCAGCATGCGGGCGGCGTCGGAAATGGAGATCGCCTGCTGGGTGTTAGGGGCCGGAGAGACCGGCGCGGGCGCGTCAACGGACACGTCAGCAACAGGCGTGCTTACGCTCTCAGACATGGTTCAGTCCTCGTGATGTCCCCTGGGGGTTATTCGAGCGCCTTGGCGCGCTCGTCCTCGGCCAGGCGGTCCTGATTGACCCTGGCCATGGCGGTCAGGTGACCGCGCAACTCATCGATGGCCACGACCTTGATGCGGTTGAGCTCCCGCACCTCAGGCGTGGTGCCGTAAACCGCGTATTGCTCGCCGACCTTGCGCATCTCGGAGAGGAACTGCTGCAGGATCTCGTCGTGCAGCAGCCGCTGTGCGCCGGCCACCGCGATCTGCAGGTCTCGCTCCTCTGGATCCTCTTGATCGAGGAAATCGGACATTTACGGCCCCGCTGGCACTGGCCCACCAGGGCCTGGCGGCCGTGGCATCTGTGGCCCGCCCATGCCAGCAACCAGCCCGCTGATGGCGCGATTGCCGATCTGACCATACGCCGTCGGCAACTGTCCGGTCTGCAGCGCCTGCCGCACGCCCATCGCGGTCGCCGGGTCCGGCGCACCTGGCCGCGGCATCTGGGTGGGCTGGTTGGGGTTCGGCATCATCGGCCGCCCCGGCATCTGCGGACCCTGCGGGCGCTGCTGTGGCCCTCCCGGCGGCGGCTGCTGCAGCGACTGCACCCCGGTTGCCGGCTGCATCGGCGAGGTCGGCGGCGGAACGTCCGGCAGCAGCCCAAGGCGCGGGGCGTTGCTGCGCATAGCCTGCTGGAACTCGGTCAGGCTCGGCGCCGGTGTGCCGAACTGCGCCGCTGCAATCCAGGTCTTGGTCCAGGCATCAAGCGCCGCCTTGTCGCGTTGCAGATCATCATCCTGCAGCGCCTTAGCGCGCTCGGTCTGTGCCTTGCCGCGGTCCGTCTCGAGGTCGGCAGCGTTCTTCTGCTGCTGGGCCATCGCCAGCAACTGGCTGTCGGACGGCTGGTTGTTGGGCGGCGGCGGCTGCCAGCCCGGCGGCAGCGCCTTGAAGTAGCTGCTCACGTCAGCAATATTCGCCGTCTCCAGCATACGCGCCAGCGTGTTCCGATATTCCGGGATGCCCACCAGCGGGTTGTCCATGCCGGTCTGCGAGATGATCATCTCCTGCTTGCCGGCGATCTGGCTGAGCATGGCCAGCCGCTCCATCGGCATGCCCTTGCCGCCGACGTTCACCGACGCCTGCCACTGGGTCTGCAGGGCGCGCGGGTCGATCCGCACGAACTCGCCGCGGATCGCGATGGTGTTCGGCCTGTCCTGCTGGCGCGCCAGCATCTTGAGCAGGCCGTGATAGAGCGGCGCCAGCCCGGTCTCGGCCAGGGTGCGCGCCATCATATCCAGCCGATCCTGCGCCGCCGAGGTCTGCTGTGACACGGCTATGGGCGCGGTCGACTGCAACTCATCAACGGTAAGGCCCTGTGACGCGCGCGTGATCCCTGTCCTGCTCTCCCTGACCGCTTCGAGCACTTCGAGGATCGGCAGCGCCTCCTTGCCCTGGAACGGCTTGACCAGTTCCTGCACCGCGCCCTGTTGCGCCACCCTTATGATGCTGCCTATCGCGGTCTGGCGGATGTCCGCCTGGTTGACCTGGCCCAGCGTCATCACGGTGCGCGGATACATCGACTGGCCGAGGCTATCGAGGGTGGCGCGCATGACGCGGCTCTGCAGCCGCTGCAGGTCCATCACCATGTCGGCCTGGCTCATGCCGATCACGCGGCCGGGCTCGCGGTAGGGCGTGAAACACGCCAAGGGGATCTCGTCCACCCGCTCCCACTGGATCAGCCGCACCTGATCGCCGAGGCAATGCACGTGCAGCAGCTCGGCGCGATGGTCATTGTCGGCGTCGCAGCGGATCCAACCCTCGATGTAGCGACACATCGCCATCGACCGGTCGTTGGGCGGCCCGCCGCGCATGTTGTAGCCGGACAGCGGATCGCGTGACACCGCCTCGGTGCGCCGCCACATGCTCATATCGCCGACCGTGTTGGTCAGCACGTCATGCTCGGGCAGCCCGGCCTCGATCAGTTCGGTGGCCGGCACGTCGCGGACGTGGAACACCGCACGCGCATTGGCCACGGTGTTGGCATCCGGCACGATCCAGACGCAATCGGACGGCACGTTCTCGACCACCGGCCACGCCTGCTGCGCGGTGCGGTGGATGGTCGCCGACCAGTATTCTGGCGGGTTCCCCTGCTGTAGATACATCATGCCG